CTTCGCGACCTGACATGGTGTTCCCTTCTGGTTGACCGGCCGGGGTGTTAATGCCGGCCGGGTGGTGGCCAGGCGGCGGGGTGTCAATGCCACCGCCCGGCCCGGTTGGTCAGCTACGGACAGCGATCTCGACGAACGGCGACAAGGTATTCCCGCCGTTACGCGGAGTGATCGCCGACTTGATCCATGGACGCCCGTCAACGCGCTGGATGATCCGGTACGTCGTCTGGTCGTTGCCGAACCGGTAGTCGATGCTGGACGCCGAGGTCATCAGCTGCCGGTCACCGACGAGGTAGTACGACAGGTCCGCGAAGATCAAGTCGCCTTGCGCGCCAAGAGTGTTCGCCTTCTCGGTGACGATGAGCGGCCGGCCGAAAATCGTCATCGGCACAGGCCCGGCGGCGTTGTTGATCATCACCGCGGACCCGCCCGTACCGACCGACAACGCCATGGTGAACAGCTGAGGAAGCACATCGGGGGAACAGAGCCACACGGCCCGGCTGAGCGAAGACGGCAGCATCCGTGAGTACGCCTTGATCACGTTCTCATAGACGATCGTGGCTGCCGCCTGACCGGCTTCCTTCGCGACCGCGATCGTTGCGCTGTTGGAGACCAACCCCAACGGCTTATCGGCCCCCGAGCCGGTCATGAATGCGTCGTCCTCTTCGAACGCCAAAGTACGCGGCCACAGAGTCTCGATCAGCGCGGCGAAGGAGATCAACGAATCCTCGATGAGCTCCGATGGGGTGATCGCCAAACCCGTCAGCTTGTTGCTGTCCAGAACGATTCGGCCGAATTTGGCCTGGCTGGCGGTCAGTGCCGCGGACTCTTCCGCCCAGTACGCGATCATCCCGCCGAACACAGACGACGCGTTGCTGGTTACGTCGATCATCGGGAACGCGACCCGCGCGGTCTCCATCGGGATGACCGTCGCGCGGGGCCGGACAACGGCCTCCTCCAGAGCGATCGACAGCAGCTGTGCCCGCAGTGTCTCGGGCACCAGAAAACCGCCGTCCGCCGGCACCACGCTGGAATAGGCGTTCCTGATTCTGGCCAGCCGTTCCGTGTTCTTCGGGTCGACGTTGGCGTGCCACGTAGTCCTAAAGAAGTCGACGGCGTCCTTGAACTCCTTATCCAGGATCGCACCGGGCGCGTGCCGGTTGTACGACGTGCCCTGGCGATGACTGGTGCGCATCCCGGCCGCGCCGGTCTGCGGGTCCAGATTGAGTCGACGAATCGCGGACTCGCCGTCACCCTCGATGGCCTTGTCCTTGAGGAACTGAGTCAGGGCCTTCTGAGTGAGTTCGCTGACCTTGCGGTGCAGGTCAGTGCCTTCGCTCTGGTGTTGCTGCGCGTAGGCGTTGATGAATGTCTGGAGATTCTCTCTGGACGCCAGAATGTCCTTGTATCGGCCCGGATCTGCGAGCGCTTCGGCTAGCTCATCCGAGTTCTTCGGCACCGGGGCGATCGTTGTCGGCGCGGTCATGCTGCCCTCCTCAGACGGGCTAGTGCGTCCTCCACGGACTCGGGTTCGGTGAGACGAGCCGTCAGATCTGCCCACAGGTCGGGCTCTGGCGGCGTAGTGGCCGGCGCCGCCGTGGCGTCCAGCGCTGGCTCGGGGACCGGGCCGGGCTCGTTGGCCGGCCCGGTGTCATCAGCAGTGCCGGGCCCGGCCGGCGGCGTGAGACCGGGGGTCGGGGTGGTCTCGGCCGCCGGCTCGGGCTCGGGGTCGGGGTCGGCCGGGGCCGGCGCGGCCTCGGCCGCCGGCTCGAGCTCAGGGTCGGCCGGGGCCGGCGCGGTAGTCGTGGCAGTCTCGTTGACCGGCGATCCGCCGCCGGTCAACGTCGAGCTGACTGGCTCACCGCTGTCCCACGCCACGTTGACAACAGCCGGGCCGGTCGTGTTCACCGTGATCGATGACGGGAGATGAGCGGAAAGGTTGCTCATTGAGACAGCGCGGCTTGGGTCCAGACGATCCCGTTGGCACCGGTTGATCGGCCGAGGCGCGGGAGCGGCTTCTCTGCCGGCGTAGCGGAAGCGGTCAGCGAATGCCGCGAGGTCGAACCGGCTTCGGCTCAATGCGTTCTCGGGCACGCCCGCTGGCTCAGCCCGCGATTGAGTGGGGGTCATCTGATCACACAGCCCGGCCGTAACGGCCTCTTCGCCGGTGTACCAGGTCTCGGTGAGCATGAGAGCGCGCCAGTCCGCGATCAGCCCGCCAGCCTTTTGCGCGTAAATGTCCGCGATGTTGTCGGACATTTTGTCCAGTAATTCGGCAGCGTCCCGCATCTCCGCGGCGTTGCCGACGCACACCCACGTCGCGTCGTGAATCATGAGAATCGCGTTGCGATCAATCAGTACCTCGTCGCCAGCAAGCGCGATGAACGACGCGGAACTTGCGGCGATCCCGTCCACATACGTGACCACGGTCGCGTCATGCTGTCTCAGACAGGACCGGATCGCCAGACCGTCCATGATCTCGCCGCCAGGCGAATTGATGTGCAGATTGATCCTGCGTGCGGTGATACCGCGTAACTGTTCGCAGAACTCATCCGCGCTTGTGCCCCAGTACCCGATCTCGTCGTACAGGTAGACGTCGGCAGTGTCCGCGGCACCGTTGACGATGCGACACCAGTCAGCATCGGGGGTCAAATTGCGCATACGGTCCAGGAGTGCGGTGATGCGCGGGAGTCTCACAGACACCTCCATAAATCTGACCTGATCCGGAGGCTAGATAGGTGATCGTTTAGCCGAGTAGCTCCGCACCCGTTGCGAGACAAGAACTTTCTGGCGCAAGAGTCGCCGTGGCCCCTCGGGGGGTCGTGCACTGTGCCGTGAGAGTCGTATTCTCTCCGCCATGAGCAGCCGAAGCTCCCCACCTACCATCTCGGGCTTTCTGGCCTGGTCAGCACATCAGGCGCGTCGTCAGCGCCGGCTCACACACGATGCCGTCGCTACGTTGTGCGCCACGTTCGGCGCACCACAGCTGACGCCGCGCGCGCTGGGCAACGTTGAACAACGTCGTCGAGGCGTCGACCCCGATGAGCTTTCGGCGCTGGCGGCGGCACTCGACGTGCCGCCGCTACTTCTCCTATTTCCACCCGATACGTCCATACTTGTGCTGGGCCGGCAGGTGAACAGCTGGGACGCGGCGCGCTGGTGGAGCGGGGAGTCCCCGCGCCCCTACTCACAGGCCGGGGCAAAGTGGGAGAGCGGCGCGGCTCCAGCGATCCTGCGTAGACAGCACGAACGGCAGATATCGGAGTGGCGTCGTGCGCCAAGACTCGCGGAGGTCGCCGCAGGCGACAACGGGGACGTGGCCGGCACCATGCGACGGCTACGGGCACACGCTCTATGGCAACTCCGCACCATCCGCGGCGAGATGATACGTCGAGGGCTGAAACTCCCCGACGTCCCGACCGAGCTCGGCCTGATGGACGCTCCGTGATAGACCCGTTCACACCGCGGATGCCGGTAAACCCGGACGGAGACGAGAGCGACGAGCTCCGCCCCGCCGACGAGGAGACGCTGCAAAGGCTGGCGTACTCCGGGCACATTCCCGACCTGTGCTGGGCGGCGTGCTGGAACGCCACGCTGAACACGTGGCGACTACGCCTCGACGACCGCACCCGCCGAGTAATCACGTACCTATCCGAATCGGACGCGAATGACCCGGCCGTCGTCGACGAGACCTGAGGCAAGCTCGAACGCGCGCTCTGTGGGCGCCGAGCTCTTTACCGAGACCGCACCGCCACGCCGATCACCCCGCCACCGACGCCGAATTCGAACCCGCGACCGCTCGAACCGAGCTCACCGCGACCGCTCGAACCGCAGACCGTACGTGCATGGCCGTTACGACTGTTCCTCGGCTGGTGGGCACGACAGCAACCGCCCCGATAGACGGTGATGCCCCCGGGTGATGAGCCCGGGGGCACCGTATCGAGCAACCGATCAGCGGCGGGCCCGATTCAGCTCCACGCCGTCCAGCTTCGCGTCGCTCAGCTTCGCGCCGTGCGTCTTCGCCAGACACACGTTCGCTCGGGTCAGATTCGCACCGCGTAGATCAGCCTCGACGAGCTTCGCGTCGGACAGATTCGCGCTGACCAGACCCGCACCCCGCATGTCCGCGTCAGTGAAGTCGGACGCTCGCAGAAGAGCGAAACCCAGGTTGGCCTCGACCAGATTCGCGCCGGAAAAGTTCATCCCGATCATGGTCATGTTGACGAAGTTCTGGCCGATGAGGACGGCTCCCCGGAAGATGACGCCGGTCATGACGGCGCCGATGAAGTTGGCGCCCTTCAAGTTCGCGCCGGTGAAGTTCACGTGTGACAGATCCGCGCAGGAGAAGTCGGCGCCCGACAGATCCGCGCAGGAGAAGTCGGCGCCCGACAGATCCTGGCCGGTGAAGTCCACTCCGGCGAGTTCCCTACGGCGGAAATTCGTCTGGCTCATCGCGGTTCCTTTCGATTGGTCTTTCTCGCTTACGTGTACTACTCTAACACGTCGCGCGTTAAAGTGCTACCGGAATGCGGGCCAGTGCTCCGCCCTTCAGGGCGGGGGTGAAGGCCCGCGCGGGAGGGCCGTCAGGCCCGAGCGTGCCTTAGACCGGGCGGTTCTGCTGCTCGATGTACTGCTGCACGATGCTCAGCGGAGCGCCACCCACGGAGCCCGCGAAGTACGAACCCGACCATAGCTTGTTGGTCCGGTAGTAGTGCCGCCACAGGTCGGGGAACTCCTGCCGCATCCGCCGGCTCGACACGCCCTTGAGGCTGTTGACCAGCTTCGCCAGGGCCACCTTGGGTGGGAAGTTGACGAGCAGGTGGACGTGGTTGTTTTCCCCGTTGAACTCGACCAGATCGGCCTCGAAGTCGCGGCACACGTCCCGCATGATCTCCTTCATTCGGGCGAGGTGCTGGTCACCGAACACCCGATGCCGGAACTTCGTCACGAAGACCAGGTGAGCGTGCAGCACGAAAACACAGTGCCTACCGGTGCGGATGCCTTCGAGTTCTGCCATAAACCAATGGTACGGTGTCCAGGTGCAGCTCCGGTACAACTACCGCGTCTACCCGACGCTGAGCCAGCAGAACGAGCTGGCCAAGGCATTCGGATGCGCGCGGGTGGTCTTCAACGACGGGCTGCGCGCACGGCAGGAAGCGTGGGCCGAGGGTCTGCCGTACCTGTCGGACGCCGAGCTGTCCAAGCGGATGACGGCCGCGAAGCTTATCCCGGAACGGGCGTGGCTGGCCGAGGTGTCGTCGGTGGTGCTGCAGCAGGCGCTGGCCGATCTGAACGTGGCGTACCGCAACTTCTTCGCCTCGGTCACCGGCAAGCGCAAGGGCCGCAAGGTGGCCCCGCCACGGTTCCGCTCGCGGAAGGACAACCGGCAGGCGATCCGGTTCACCGCCAACGCTCGGTTCAAGGTGCTGGACAACGGCCGGCTCCGACTGCCGAAGATCGGCGACCTGGCCGTGCGCTGGTCGCGCGAGCTGCCGTCCGCCCCGTCATCGGTGACGATCGTCAAGGATGCGGCTGGGCGGCACTTCGCCTCGTTCGTCGTCCAGGCCACGCACGAGCCGTTGCCGCCCTTGGAGTCGGAGGTGGGCATCGACCTTGGCTTGTCTCACTTCGCCGTGCTCTCGGACGGCACGAAGGTGGCCGCCCCAAAGTTCCTGCGCCGGGCGGCGCGGAAGCTCAAGCGGCTGCAACAAGACCTGTCCCGCAAGCAGCGGGGCAGCAACAACCGCAAGAAGGCCGTCGTCAAGGTCGCCAAAGCTCATGCCCGGGTGGCCGACACCCGGCGGGACTGGCAGCACAAGCTCTCGACACGGATCATCCGCGACAACCAAGCGGTGTACGTCGAGGATCTGTGCGTGGTCGGTCTCAGCCGGACCCGGCTCGCCAAATCGGTACACGATGCCGGGTGGGCCAGCTTCGCCGCCATGTTGGAGTACAAGGCCGCCCGCTGGGGGCGGACCTTCGCCCGGGTGGATCGGTTCTTCCCATCCACCCGGATGTGCTCCGACTGCGGACGCATCAACGACAAGATGGCCCTGAACGTCCGAGCATGGAACTGCCCCTGTGGAGCAGCCCACGACCGGGACGTCAACGCCGCCATCAACGTACTCGCCGCCGGACGGGCGGAGAGCCTAAACGACCGTGGAGCGCGCGTAAGACCGGCACTGGTGCCGGCGGCACGCGGGGAAGCGGTAATCCACCCGGGCGCCGCGTGTTCCGCGCGCAGCGCGGAGGGAATCCCCGTCCTTTAGGGCGGGGAGATCGTCAAGTGCGATACAGCCAGGCGCGGTGGGCCGGTCGGGAACCGGGCCGACCACTACTCCCGCCACCGGATGAAGTGATCGAGATGTACGGCCGGAAGCGGCGCCGGTGGTACCGTCGCACTCTGGCCGAGCATCAGGCCGGTCGGCTCGGACCGGGGACCGGTGCTGGACGTCCCGCCGGCCAACGCGGGCAACGCCAGAGCTAATCGTCAAAGACGATCTGGAGTTGCCCGTGGCACCGGTTCCCGCCTTGGCAGTGGATGTACGTGCCACCACGCGGGTAGTGCAGTAGTGCCTCGTCAAGCGACGCGTACTCCGTTCCGTTCACCGCGGTGCACGGCGGGCACCGGTTGATGTCGTTCTCCTCCCGGGCAATGAATCGCACGCTGCGTCCGGACGCCTCTGCGGCGCGGAACACGGCGAGCCGGCCGGCGTTCTGCGCCGTGATCAACGCCACGCCGATGTTGTCCGTCACCCAACCGTTCCGCGACGTGCTGATCTCGGCCAGGTGGTCGCGGACGTGCTGGGCCACCTCATTCGCGGGCAGGCCGAAGACTTGAAGAGCCTTACGGGCGGCGGCGGTGGCGTACCCGGCGGCGATCACGCCAACCACCGCGGTCGCGACCGCGGTCACGGTGACCGCACCGGGGTTGTGCGGCGGGTCGATCGTGACGCCCTGGTCTGCGGCCTCGGCGGTCACCGCGGCGGCGGCGTCCGATGCCACGTCCTGACTCTTGTCGCCGAGCAACGCGGCCAGGGCCAGCAGAATCACGGCGGCCACGGCGAGCTCACCCAGTGCACTGCTGTCATCGTTCGCGGCGGCCGTACGAGCCTGCTCGGCGAGGTCGTCGATCAGTGGTTGACTCGCGTCGGGCCACTGATTCAGCAGATCCTCCCGGGCCGCCTCCCATTGCCGCTGAATCTCCTCCATGTCCGGCTCGCCGTCCTGATTCAGCAGATGAGCCACCGTCGCGGCCCACGTGCCGCTACCGGCCGGCAGCGTCGGCGCGGTGGGCTCACGTCGCGGGCGCTGGGTCGGAGACTTGGCCGGCGGCGTCTCGGGCGAGGTAGCGGGCTCCTCATCGGCGGCGTCGATGAGTTCCTGCGGGAGACCAGCGGCCTTGGCCGCGACCTTCTTCGACCAGCCAGCTTCGATGTAGATCGTTGCGACTCTCGCCCTGACCTCCATGTCCGCGCGAAGTTCTTCCGCGTCCGCGGGGACGGGAGATACGTAGTCGAACACCAGGCCGTCCGCGAGCGGCCCGAACTGGGGCAAGAACTTGCTGTTGAGCATGCTTCGCCACCGGTCAAGGCGGGGCACGATGAGGTCTTCCATGTAGATCGCCTGGTGCGCCAGCGCGGTGGCCCGGTTGACATCACCGGCGTCGCCAAGCATGGCCACGGGGTACCGGAATGCGCGGCGGATCTCTTCCGCCGACATCTGAAGGAGATGGGTGAACTCCATATCCCTCATCGAGTAGTGGCGATTCACCCACTTCCCGTGTTCGAGGATCGCGACCCGGTGCGCGTTGGCGACGCCTTGGTGTTGCTCCTGCCAGTGGGTGCGCATGTTGTTGAACTCGTCGTCGGTCAGCTCACGCGGGACCTCAATGATGCCGCCCGGTTGCGCCGAGTTGTAGAAAAACGTACGATTCCACATCCGTGCGGCTTGCGTGGCCTCCAGGTCGGTCTGTACCGCGCGCACAGCAGACAGGCCGCCGTAGAAGTTGGTCGGGTGCGGCTGTCGCATCAGCGGCACGTCTCGGAACTGGATGGGGATACGCGCACCGTCGGGGGACTGGTACAGGTAGCCAAGGAGGTACTTGTCCGGGTCGGGTACGG